TAAAGGTGAAGTTCCAAATCTATTACTTGCAGGCCCTGCTGGGTGTGGTAAGACCACTGTTGCAAAAGCTCTGTGCCATGAACTTGGTGCAGATTTTTATGTCATTAATGGTAGTGATGAAGGTCGTTTTCTTGATACTGTAAGAAATCAGGCAAAGAACTTCGCATCCACTGTATCTTTGATGGGTGGTGCAAAACATAAAGTTATCATCATTGATGAGGCAGATAACACAACTCATGATGTTCAACTTTTACTTCGTGCAAACATTGAAGAGTTCTATGGTAATTGTAGATTTATATTTACTTGCAACTATAAGAATAAGATAATCGAACCACTTCATTCAAGATGTGCGGTTATAGATTTCTCTATCAAAGGTAAAGAAAAACAAGAGATTGCAGTTGAGTTCTTCAAGAGACTGAATTTTATTCTTGATGAACAAAGAGTTGATTATGATAAGAAAGTAATTGTAGAACTCATCAACAAACACTTTCCTGATTGGAGACGAGTTCTTAATGAATGCCAAAGATACTCTGCAAGTGGTAAAATAGATACAGGTATTCTAGCAACATTCTCTGATGTATCAATCAATGACCTTACAAAGAATCTCAAAGAGAAAAACTTTCCCGCCGTTCGTAAATGGTGTGTTGATAATTTAGACAATGACCCTGCTATACTTCTACGTCGCATATACGACTCTCTATATGGTTCTCTCAAGAATGCCAGTATCCCTGCCGCAGTTCTTATCATTGCTAGATATCAATATCAAATCGCCTTTGTTGCAGATCAAGAAATTAATCTCTTGGCTGCACTCACGGAAATAATGTTGGAGTGTGAATTCAAATGATTAAATCTTTTGGTTTATTGATTTTAAGATTATCAATAGGAACCATGCTGATACATCATGGTTATGAAAAGACAGCAGATATACAAAATTTTGCAGATGCATTTGTAAGACCAATTGGATTGCCGTTTCCAATATTCTCTTCATACATCGCAGCTTATTCTGAGATATATGGTAGTTGGTTGTTGATAGTTGGATTACTTACAAGATTTGGTGCGTTAGCGATTATAGGAACTATAACAGTTGCGATCTATCATGCGATTGTCACATCTGGTTTTAACATTTATTTGTTAGAACTTCTTATTCTATACTTTGGTGGAGCATTCTGTGTTCTCTGTTATGGTGGAGGAGAGTTTGCCATTGATAGATTCCTTAGAAAATTTAGAATAAAATTTAATAGACCACACTTACCTTTTGAATAATGAATTGTTGGCATTGTAACACAGAACTTATCTGGGGTGGAGACCATGACATTGACGATGTGGAAGATATGGAGTATGATATGATTACAAACCTTACTTGTCCTAAATGTGAATCTTATGTAGAAGTCTATCATAAGATCGAAAACAAACTATGATTTTTTTAGCATGTCCGCCAGTTTATACTTTGCCTGGCACTTGGAATGATCCAGAAAAAATTGCAAAGTGTAATGACACACTTATACCACACTTTACATTCAATCCTGATTATACTTTTGGTATATCGATTGCAGTGATTACTGTTCTGTTGGCTGCGTATGGTATATACAAAGGTTTCTTTGCAAATAAAAACTTAACAGACCCTTGGGATGATCACGATGACTAAATCTTATACCAAAATAAAACATCAAGTAAAATCAAATAAGTATTATCTTTTCTGGGGTGCTGCAACTATAGCAGTGATGGCTGGTCAAATATATGTTGGAACTGGATATCGTAACATGTCTGAATCTCTTGATGGACTTGTAGATGCATATGTCAACAGACCAAGAACTATGCCAGTTGAAAAACCATTATATCAAATGCCTATTATAAAATGAATCTAAGTGAAAGTGATGCTGCATATGCAGCTGATCAATTCATTGATTACTTCTCAAATATGGGTCGTATTGATGAATATCTTCGTAATGTAAAATTAGATCGCATGTCAAAGATGCCGACATATCTTCCTGGCTGTGGGCCTGAAGAAGATATGTTTGATGCATTTGACATGCACCCAAATGACATGAACTTTAAAGTTTATGCTGCTGGAAAAGATGATAGTTTCACAAATGAATATTTCAATGAGAGACTACAGATAACAACATCTCACTCAATCGAAAGTTCAATTCCTGGCAAGTCACTCAAGTGGATTGTCATGGAAACAAATACAAAAAGTATTGTTGGATTTATTCGTTTTGGTTCTCCTACTATTAATTGCAAACCTCGTAATGATTGGTTAGGTAGACCACCTGAGTTGTCAAGATTTAATCGTCACTCAATCATGGGATTTATTATTGTTCCCACTCAACCATTTGGATTTAATTATCTTGGTGGTAAACTTCTTGCTCTGTTATGTTGTTCTCATGAGGCTAGAGAACAGTTAAATAGTAAATATGGTTCAGATATTTGTTTGTTTGAAACCACATCACTTTATGGCACAACAAAGTCATCATCTCAATATGATGGATTGAAACCTTACATGAGATACAAAGGATTGACTATGAGTGATTTTACTCCTTTGTTACATGATGATGTCTTTAAAGGATTAAATAAATGGTTTATAGCCAGAAACAACGACAAACTATTAGTCAAAGAGGACGCTTCGAGTCGCAAGTTAAAGACTCAACAAAAGATGATATCTATCATCAAAAAGAGCTCGTCTTCTCAAAAGGCTGCGGAATTTCAGACTGCAATTGCAAATGCAAAGAACCTCACTGAAAAGAAAAGAGTCTACTTCAGTGACTATGGATTTGCTAATTCTAGAGAAGTTATTCGAGGAGATACTGACATTCTAGAGAAAAACCCCATCAACTTTGATAAATTCTATCAAGAGAACCTCATCAAATGGTGGAAGAACAAGGCCTCTAAAAGATATGAAAGTCTTAAGTCCAGTGGTTCTCTTAGAACAGAATTAGAGGTTTGGACTAAAGATATGCACATCGACATCATAAGGTAACTACTCATGATCAAAACACTAATCACAGAATTTCCTTTATCAGATCTTCCGAAAGAAAGAACTGTTACTGAGGAGAAGATTCGTAAGTACACATACACAAAAGAAGAAGTTAAAATTCTTCTTGAAGCTGCTGTTAAGGAAGCTGTTGATGAAGCACGGAGAATCGATGATGAATCAATGGCAAAACATAATCGTGAAGCCACTGTCATCAGTATGATTCTTGGATTCACTACTCTTGCATTATTTGTCGATGGACTATTAAGAATGTTGGGTATCATTCCACCATTCATGCATCTAGATGTAAATATTCTAGACAAAATAGAGACTGACATTATAGATAGAATAAAACAAGTACCTATACAAAAGATACTTCAACAAGGTTTCCGATGAATGACACTAGCGTCTTTATATATTTTCTTTGTTTTGCTTGTCTTGCAGGGGCAACCTTTGCATACATGTATGCTATGATGACCTCTACTTTAAGAGATTTCAATAGACAACAGGAGAAAAGAAATGTGCATCCAGAAATGTCAGATGTTAAATCTGGTGAAGAACTTTTAGTTTTTAAAGCACAGGATGAAGACGATGATGATGAAGGAGACGTTGTTATTATTAGAAAATAAATTATGAAAACATTTGATGATTCTAACTGGAGGGAGGAGTATAAATCTTATACAAGAAATAAGATGGAACTCGATCTTCTTGAACATGGGCCAAAGAGTTTATCTCAATCATGGCATCTCCAAGCACTGTATAGTAATTGGAAAAAAGTGAAGGGTATTACAGATCCCGAACCTTTAGATTTACAAACTAATTTCAAAGACTGGAGCGAGAAACATGACTAAACCAAACGACCTCTGGGATGATATGTCTATTCTAAATTCTCTATATGGAGAACTTTGTTGGGATAATGATGACCCTATAGAATTTATACCTGATTATGAAAATGATCAAATCATTGTGAAAAGAAAAAAATGGAATTGAAAGATTGGTTAAACTCAATCAACACAAATAAAAATAATTTGATTGATGAGGATATTGATTTAGAAAAGAAGTATCCATCTTATATTATTAATAGATGTCTATCTGGACATATAGATGCGGTCATGTTTGCGAATGAAATGAACAAACATCCTAATCTAGCAAAGAAGTTACAATATGACTTTTTTCTAAATAGTCTCAGGAAAAGGAAGAGATACTCTCCTTGGCTTCGTAAAGAACAAATTGAAAATCTTGAACTTGTCAAACAATACTATGGTTATAGTAACGAAAAGGCAAAACAGGTTTTGAACATTTTGACTAGAGAACAACTCTCGTTTATTCGAGATCGACTTGAGACTGGAGGTAGAAAATGAACTCAATTGTTGAGCCTCAAATTAATTGGTCGCCAGACCAAATGATTGAGATTATATTAAATGAACCAGATGATTTTCTTAAGGTAAGAGAAACACTGACTCGTATTGGTGTGGCCTCAAGAAAGGAAAAGAAGTTATATCAGTCTTGTCATATTCTACATAAACAAGGCAGATACTACATCGTTCATTTCAAAGAATTATTTGCATTAGACGGTAAGAGAGCTAATATTACAGTCAATGATGTACAAAGAAGAAATCGTATTATCCAGTTGCTTTTAGACTGGGGATTGGTTTCCGTTGTCTCGACTGATAAAGTTAATGACATCGCACCATTGAATCAGATTAAAGTTATCTCTTACAAAGAGAAGAACGATTGGAATCTAGAAACCAAATACAATATTGGTAAAAGAAAAAAACCAGAGGAGGAGTAATGTCAAACCTACCAAACCTACGAGAAGACGTTGACAACTTGCTAAGAGAAGTTGTGGGTGATGATAAAAATGATAAGAAACGTGTTGCAAATCTTAATGAAGAAAATAGTGACGATGAAGAAGTGTTACTATCTTAGTTAAATCATATAGATAGTTATGTGTTTAATTCAAAACAATCTATGCACAATCTTATATCGTTCAATAGTTTAAGACCTTGGATGAATGTCGAACGTGAGACATCTCCAAATGATTCAGTTGATGATTACTTTGAATGTATTTCAGAATGTGATGTAAGAGATAAATCTTGCGTCAGTAATTGTAGAGTTCTGCTAGACTAGGGAGGAAACCGAAGTGTTGTTAGGGGGTTCACCACCCCTTATTTTTTTGTCTGATGTTATAATTAGTAGTGTCGCCTTCGGGGACAAAATTACACTCGCTTACTTAAGGAGAACTATGAACTTACAAAGGTATCGTGCTGCCGATCTAGGAGAATTAATGGATCGCATCACAAAAAACAGTATCGGTATGGATACTTATTTCGATAAGTTTTTTACTGAGACCATAACAAACTATCCACCTTACAATCTTATACAGGTAAATAATACAGAGTCTCGTCTAGAGATCGCACTTGCTGGATTCAAAAAGGAGGAAGTCCATGTCTATACTGAATACGGAAAACTATTCGTTGAAGGAAAGAAAAAAGATAAGAAGACAGAATCCGAGTATGTCCATCAAGGACTGGCTCAGAGATCTTTCAACAGAGCCTGGACACTCTCAGATGATTATGAAGTCAGGGATGTCTTATTGGAGGATGGACTCCTTACCGTTAAGTTGGGTAAAGTAGTTCCCGACCATCATGCTCGAAAAGATTATCTTTAAATAAATTACAAAGGGTTCTTGACGAACCCTTTTTTTATGGTATAATATATGTAACACATATACTATCATGGCTGTTAAATTAGCAATATTGCAAGAAAATGAACAAGTTATCGCAGAAATAAAAGAACTTGTTGATGATGGAAAACCTGTTGGATATCTGTTAAAAGATCCACATAGGGTAGTTATTAATCAACCATTTTTAGTTGAGAAAGTAGATGATGACACATCTATTCAAGTGACATTGACACCTTGGATTCTATTAACAACCGATAAGGATATTATTGTTCCTGGTAATCATGTAGTTACTATTGTTGAACCACTAGATAGTGTTAAAGAAATGTATTTGGAGAAAATAAATGGAAGTGAGAGTTCTAGCGTTAGTGAATAATCACTACTTAATTAGTCAGGTAGATGAAGTTGCATCTGCTGATATTGGAGAACCTGATTGTAAACTTACAAAACCTTTTGTAGTTAATACGGAATCAGGTAAAACTATTCTTGAACCTTTTATGTTGGATCTCACAAGAGAAGAGATTTTTATGATGGGATCTGATAAGATATTAACATTAGCAATTCCAACACCAACACTATTGGAACAATATTTAAATCTAATTAAAGAATGAGATTTTACACCAACGTTCAAATGGTTGGAGACAATTTCTTAGTTCGTGGTTATGAAGATGGTAAACACTTTATGACTCGTGAGAAGTTTTATCCAACTCTTTTTGTTCCCTCTAAAAGAAAAACAAAATACAAGACATTAGAAGGAGATTATGTAGAATCAGTAGATCCAGGCACTGTAAGAGAGTGTCGTGAATTTATACGAAAGTATAGTGAGGTTGAAAACTTCAAGATCTATGGTAATGACAGATATATTTACCAATATATTTCTGAGAAGTATCCAGAAGAAGAGATAAAGTTTGACGTAAGTAAGATCAAGATTACAACATTAGATATTGAGGTGAAGTCTGAGAATGGTTTCCCTGATGTAGAATCCGCTGCGGAAGAAATATTACTCATATCAATACAAGATTATAACACAAAACAGATTCGCACTTGGGGTCAGGGTGGATTTAATAATAAGCAAGAGAATGTTATATACAAAGGTTTTAATAGTGAATATGAATTATTAAATGACTTCATAAACTGGTGGATGATAGAGGAGAATACACCAGAAGTTGTCACTGGTTGGAATATAGAATTGTATGATATTCCATATCTTACTCGAAGACTAGATCGTGTTCTTGGCGAGAAGTTAAAGAAAAGATTTTCTCCTTGGGGATTGGTAACTGAGGATGAAATTTACATCGCAGGTCGTAAGCATATTACATATGATGTTGGTGGTGTAACTCAACTTGATTATCTTAATTTGTATAAGAAGTTTACTTACAAAGCACAAGAATCATATCGCTTAGATCATATTGCAAATGTTGAACTTGGACAAAAAAAATTAGATCACTCTGAGTTTAATACATTCAAAGACTTCTATACTCAGGGATGGCAAAAGTTTGTAGAATATAACATTATTGACGTAGAACTTGTTGACCGTCTGGAAGACAAGATGAAGTTGATTGAATTAGCAATTGTTATGGCTTATGATGCTAAAGCAAACTATGCTGATGTTTTCTCACAAGTTCGTATGTGGGATACAATTATCTACAATTACCTCAAGAAAAGGAATATTGTGATTCCTCCAAAGGAGAGATCTGATAAAACTGAAAAATATGCAGGTGCTTATGTTAAAGAACCGATACCTGGAAAGTATGATTGGGTGGTGTCTTTTGACCTCAACAGTCTGTATCCTCATCTTATTATGCAATATAATATTTCCCCCGAAACCCTTGTCGATGCTAGACACCCAACGGTCACAGTTGATAAAATACTTTCTGAAGAAATAACATTTGAAATGCATAAGGATAATGCTGTGTGTGCAAATGGTGCTATGTATCGTAAAGATGTTCGTGGTTTCTTACCAGAACTGATGGAGAAGATCTATGAAGATCGAACCATATACAAAAAGAAAATGTTGGAGGCAAAGCAACAGTATGAAAAAACAAAAACAAAACAGTTGGAAAAGGAGATCGCCAGGTGCAACAATATCCAAATGGCACGGAAGATCCAACTTAACTCTGCTTATGGTGCTATTGGTAATCAATATTTTCGTTATTACAAACTTGCAAACGCAGAAGCCATCACACTATCTGGACAAGTATCAATCCGTTGGATTGAAGACAGAATGAATAGATACTTAAACAAAATACTAAAAACTGAGGATGTTGATTATGTTATTGCTTCTGATACCGATTCCATTTATCTTAATTTGGGTCCTTTGGTACAAACTATATTCAAGGGGAGAGAGGAGAATGATCAAAGGATCGTTTCGTTCCTTAATAAGGTGTGTGAAGTGGAATTTGAGAAATATATTTCTGATTCTTATCAAACGTTGGCCAGTTATGTAAATGCATACGACCAAAAGATGTTCATGAAGCGTGAGAATATCGCTGATCGTGGTATTTGGACTGCAAAGAAGAGATATATACTAAACGTGTGGGATAGTGAAGGCGTTAGATATGAAGAACCAAAACTGAAGATGATGGGAATCGAAGCTGTAAAGTCTTCGACCCCTGCACCCTGTCGTAAAATGATCAAGGATGCTTTGAAACTGATGATGAATGGAACTGAGGAAGATGTGATTGACTTTATTGATAAGTCAAGAAAAGAATTCAAATCCCTACCTCCAGAAGATATCTCTTTTCCGAGAACTGTTTCTGATGTTAAGAAGTATTATTCTTACACTACAATATACATGAAAGGCACACCGATACATTGTCGTGGTGCTTTACTATTCAATCACTATGTGAATAAAAAGAAACTTACTAATAAGTATTCTCTAATTCAAAATGGTGAAAAGATTAAATTTTGTTATCTTAAGAAACCTAATATCATACAGGAGAATGTTATTTCTTTCATTCAAGATTTTCCTAAAGAACTTGACCTTGAGAAGTATGTAGATTACGATCTACAGTTTGAAAAAAGTTTTGTGGAACCACTCAAGGCAATCCTTGATGCAATTGGATGGAATGTTGAAAAGACTGTAAACTTAGAACTATTTTTTACCTAATGGATTTACCAATCGACGATAAAGATTTAGAAGTCATTGTTAACGCACTAGCACTTGGAGGAGACGCTAGATTATATCATAAACTTAAGGAAGTAAAACAGGTTAGAGAGATGTATCCTGGTGGTCCTTATAAAAAAATCTTAAGAGAGGAAAAAGGTATGATAATTTAATGAGTCACTTGAATGTTTTTGATGATAAAGTTCCTTTCATTGTAAGGGATAATATGTGGAATTATTGTATCAATTCAACTTACAGACTTGGTTGGGAAGATACTGATGTACCAGAAAAATATGATTTGAATATCCATAGTCACTGGTCTACAGACGAATTAGAATCAACAGAGATATTACCACACATTAAAAAATGTATTGATGAAACTGATTGGTTTACAAATACTAAATTATCAAAAGTTGTTTGTAATTTAGTTAGACCTGATGATGTTCATTACTTACATATACATCAAAAACAACAAGTCTGTTTATACTATGTGAACTTAGATTGGAGAGATGGATGGCATGGTGAAACTTTGTTTTATAATCCCAAGGATTTAAAAGAGATAGTATTCACATCTTTGTACATACCAGGTAGAATTATTTTATTTGATGGGTCTATACCTCACGCTATTAGACCAC